CAATACTCTTTCGTTGTAGATTCTGCAGGAAATGATATAGGATACTCTGTAACAACAGATTTGTCTGATAATCTATATATATCTGGACAGTACGATGGAACCCCAACAGTACAATTTGTAAACAGCTCGAATTTTTCCACAAGTGTAGCTACTCTACCCGTGAGTTCAGGAGTTGCAGCATTCTGTTCAAAGTTCAATTCTACTGGAACTTACCAATATTCTTTCGTTGTAGATTCTGCTGGATTTGATATTGGAAACTCTGTAACAGCTGATTCTTCTGGGAACGTATACATTGGTGGTGAATATGCTGGAACCCCAACAATAAAGTTTGTGAATAGCTCGAATGTAGCCACAAGTGTAGCTACTCTACCTGCGAGTACGGCATTGGCAGCCTTCTGTTCAAAGTTTAATTCTGCTGGAACCTACCAATATTCCTTCGTTGTTGATTCTGCTGGAAATGATACCGGAAACTCTGTAACAACCGATTCGTCTGATAATGTATATCTTGCTGGAGAATACAATGGAACCCCAACAATAAAGTTTGTAAACAGTTCTAATGTTTCGACAAGTGTAGCGACTCTACCTGTAAGCTCAGGTATTGCAGCCTTCTGTTCAAAGTTTAATTCTTCTGGAACCTACCAATACTCTTTCGTTGTAGATTCTTCAGGAACTGATATAGGAAACTCTGTAACAACTGATTCATCTGGTAATCTGTACCTTAATGCATATTACAATGGAACCCCAACGATAAAGTTTGTGAATAGCTCGAATGTTTCCACAAGTGTAGCTACTCTACCTGCGAGTTCAGGAACAGCAGCCTTCTGTTCAAAGTTTAATTCTTCTGGAACCTACCAATACTCTTTTGTAGTAGATGCTTCTGGAAATGATATAGGATACGCTGTAACAACAGATTCATCTGATAATGTATATGTTGCTGGTTCGTACAATGGAACTCCAACTGTACAATTTGTAAACAGCTCGAATGTTTCAACAAATGTGGCGACTCTACCTGCGAGTTCAGGAACAGCAGCCGTCTGTTCAAAGTTTAATTCTGCTGGAACCTACCAATACTCTATCGTTATTGATTCTACTGGAACAGATATATCACGGGGATTAACAGCTGATTCTTTTGATAACTTATATATTTCTGGTGAATACATCGGTACACCAACAATAAAGTTTGTGAACAGTTCTAATGTTTCAACCAATGTGTCAACTCTGCCTGGCAGTTCTTTAAATTGTGCATTTTTATTGAAATTCGATATAGATGGATCGTATACTCCTAATTTAGACGTGTCTTCTTATTCGATAGTAGTAGATTCTACAGGAAATGATATAACGTGGGGAGTAACAAACGATCCTTCTGATAATATATATATTGTCGGTGAATACGATGGAACCCCAACAATAAAGTTTGTAAACAGCTCGAATGTAGCCACAAATATAGCGACTTTACCGGCAGACGATGGATCAACAGCAGCCTTCTGTTCAAAGTTTAATTCTTCTGGAACATATCAATACTCTTTCGTTGTAGATTCTACTGGTGCTGAAATCGGATACTCTGTAACAACCGATTCGTCTGGTAATACATATCTTTCTGGTGGATACAGTGGAACCCCAACGATAAAGTTTGTGAACAGTTCTAATGTTTCAACAAGTGTAGCGACTCTACCTGCGAGTTCAGGAGGAACAGGAGTCTTCTGTTCAAAGTTCAATTCTGCTGGAACCTACCAATACTCTTTTGTTGTAGATTCGGCAGGAACTGACAGAGGAAATTCTGTAACAACTGATTCTTCTGGGAACGTATACATTGGTGGACAATATGCTGGAACCCCGACGATAAAGTTTGTAAACAGTTCTAATGTTTCAACAAGCGTAGCGACTCTACCTGCGAGTTCAGATGCGGCAGCCTTCTGTTCAAAGTTCAATTCTACTGGGACTTACCAACACTCTTTCGTTGTAGATTCTGCTGGAGCTGAAATCGGGCGCGGATTAACAACTGATTCTTCTGGGAACGTATATCTTGCTGGAGAATACAATGGAACCCCAACAATAAAGTTTGTGAATAGTTCGAACGTTTCAACAAGTGTAGCTACTATACCTGCTGACTCTGGAGGAACAGCAGTCTTCTGTTCAAAGTTCAATTCTGCTGGAACCTACCAATATTCCTTCGTTGTAGATTCAGTTGGTAATGACGGTGGATACTCTGTAACAGTCGATTCGTCTGATAATGTATATCTTGCTGGAGACTATGATGGAACCCCAACAATAAAGTTTGTAAACAGTTCTAATGTTTCAACAAGTGTAGCTACTCTACCTGTGAGCTCAGGTACCTTAAACACCGCCTTCAGTTCAAAGTTCAATTCTGCTGGGACTTACCAATTTTCCTTCGTTGTAGATTCTTCGTCTGCGAGTGACGTCGGGTTCTCTGTAACAACTGATTCTTCTGGGAACGTATATCTTGCTGGATATTACAATGGAACCCCAACAATAAAGTTTGTGAATAGCTCGAATGTTTCAACAAGTGTAGCTACTCTACCTGCGAGCTCGGGAGGAACAGGTTTTTGTTCAAAGTTTAATTCTGCTGGAACATACCAATACTCTAGGATAATTGATGATACTTTATCTGTCATCGGGTACTCTGTAACAGCTGATTCTTCTGGGAACGTATATATTGGTGGTGACAACAATGGAACCCCAACAATAAAAACAGAAACTGGATTGATTCTTGGAGCGTTACCTACAGGGACTTCAGCATTTGTAACTAAATTTGGACCGACTGGTTCTTATTATACCTAAGGTATCTGTTTGTAATAGAGTATAACTTTGAGACCTTTCGGCGCGGTTCCACTTCCTGTTGAAGTGATCCTAATATAATGACCTTGAGACACGGAAACACCTGACAGAGTTGAAAGTGTACCACCTGACGATCCTGTTCCTGTCCACGAGACTGGTTGATTCGCACCAACAGTCATGTAGGAAACCCCTGAATAAATGGAAGTCAATGAAGCGAGTGAAGATCCGTGTAAAACATTTATAGTCAGTGTAGCAGTTGGATTTGTATTCACCAGATATGCTCTTGTACCTGTTATGAGCATGTTTACAGGGGCTGTTATAGTTGAAACGGCAGATCCATCAATCTTTACAGATCCATTTTCTGCAGAGCACGCTATGGTTGTGTGAAGGGGTATACCATATACATCAGACCCAAAAGTGGTTGTACCAGGTACGACAAGGGTACTCAGGTTACTTGTTCCAGACGCATTAATCGTAATCAGACTGGTTGCACCATTCACACCAAGTTGTGTAGTTGTGAGACTGAAAAGATTAGATGCCCCAGAAACATTCAGTGCCGATCCAGTGAGTGCAGTGGATCTGACTATGGTACCAAATATATTTGAACTGACAATGTTTGAGAGGTTTGAAGTGCCTGTTATATTCAGCGAGGTTCCATTAATGTCTGTTGCCCCTATGATCCCACCAAATATATTGGAACTCACCAGGTTTGCCAGGTTCGATGTCCCTGTTATATTCAGAGACCCTCCTGTGTAGCTCGGTGCTGCAAGACCACCAGAAAACCCAAGGTTGGATGTTACAAGATTTGCAATGTTTGCAGTCCCTGTAAGGTTCATTGAAGATCCAGAAAGAATACCTGATAGATTAGATGTTCCTGAAACATTCAGTGTTGATATACTCAATGGTCCCGCGTAATTCAATGTCCCAACTGCAATTGTAGATAGGTTGCTTGTTCCAGACACATTCAGGGACCCACTAGTGACTGTTACCAGATTACTAGTTCCAGACACATTCAGGGACCCACCAGTGACAGTGACCAAGTTACTGGTTCCTGATACATTCAGTGAGGTTCCAGTGACTGTTGTACCTGCAAGTACCGATCCAAATATATTGGAACTCACCAGGTTTGCAAGGTTACTCGTACCCGTCACATTCAGTGAAGACCCTGTGATCACTGTACCTGTAACTATCGATCCAAATATATTGGAACTCACCAGGTTTGCAAGGTTACTGGTCCCAGCCACATTTAGTGAAGACCCTGTTATGCTGGTTGCAGTTATAGGTCCTGTATATGTCAGAGTACCAACTGCAAGTGTCGTCAGGTTGGATGTACCAGCTACATTCAGTGAGGTTGGTGAAATACTCGAGAGTGATATATTCGTCAGGTTTGCAGTTCCGGATACATTAAGAGACGCAGTTGAAATGGCACTCGAAGAGACATTTGTGACTGTGACTGAATTAGAAACAAACAAATTTACTATAGACGCTGTGTTGTTTACAGTCAGAACATTCTGAAATGTCTGCCCCTGTGTGAATACGAG